GCATTTTCTGTTTCGGTAAACTTCTACCGTTTTCCCACCTGCCAATTTCATGACTGCCACTCTATGATCACCCTTTCTTTTCTGTCCCCGCTTTGGACGATCCAGTGCCCGCGTGGATTTTTTATTATCTTGAATTTTCGTCCGCCGGATGATGTATAGGTATTGTTTTTGTCCATAAAAAATACCGGCATTTCTTTCTGTGGTATCAGCCGTTCTTTATCCGGTGTTTCTTCTATCAGCCATCCGATAGGATGCTTCCGGACGTTGTCCCACAAAAGATATATGTCAGTACTTCGCCCACTTGGGCTTCTTCGGAATACAGCCTGCTCTTTTCTTTTTGATTCTTCGTTCTTCTTCCGTTTTATAAAGTTCCTGCAATTCCATTTCATGTTCTTTTCTCCATTCTTTAACCGCATGACAGTTAAGATATGTTTTGATTTGTTCATCCATGTACTGCTTTCGCGTGCCGGAGAGTCCGTGTGCTTTGAAACGGTGCGTCTCGTATGACAGATGAATAAGATTATCTTCCTTATCCGGTCCCCCGCTGCCTGCGTGTTTTGCATGATGAACCTCACCGCGCGACGGCGGCCACTCTCCGATAATAGACTGATACGTTTCCGCCAGCTCCTCATCCCTTTGTTTGACAAGCCGGCATAGTTTTCGGAATGCCGCTTCCGGTAGTTTGAATCTCACTTTTTTCTCCTTTTCTTTGAATATCTCCATGTCTCATCAGCTCGATAAACGTAGAATGAACAATCCCGATGGACAGGAACCATGTTTCCCTTTCCGTCTTTCGTCCACATCACATATTCGGCGGGAATTGCTTTCTTGCATTCGTGGCATATCATTCTACGCTGCATATTTCCCCCGTCGGTTTCATTTCATAGATTTGCATATCCATTACATAGGCAGCGGCATATTCCTGATTACAACCTCGGCTTTCTCTCCAGTTTCCGCAGAGGATAAGCGCGTTGCATCGCTGCAGTACTTCAAGACAATCTTTCATCGGCTTCTGCTGATGATCTTTGTCATATGGTGCATATCCCCAATTGTGAAGTGGGGAAAACAATGTTTTTTCTGGATATTTCGCTTGCAACGTTTTTAAATATGTCTGTACTCTTTCTTTGTTCGTCTCATCGCCGCCGTACGGGTGAGCGATGTAGAGTAACTGACCTTCTATATATTCTCTTTTTTCCATTCCTAATCTCCTTTCTCCATTTTCGCAAGAAGGCACTCTTCCATCGTATCAATAACTCTTTTTCTTACTTCCGGATCACGGCTGCTCATCATTCCTATCAGTTCCGGCGGACAATGGTCGCGGTATAGCTCGTTAATCGCAACGGCAACTGCTAATGAAAAGAATTTATTGTCGAAGCCTTTTACTGCGATATCGTATTGTTTCAGTTCGTTATTTGCTTGTATCTTCAGCTCGTACATTTTGGATTTCCTTTACTTTGACAATGATTTCCTGTCCTGGCTGCAAAGTTCCCGGGTCTTTGATATTATTTTCTTTCGCGGTTCTCCAGACTAACTCTTGGAGATTTTCCCGCCCGCCGGAAACGCGGTCACATACATCCCATAATGTTTCTCCTTTTGAAATGTTCACCACGTATGAGATTGACGGTGGCTCTGGCTGTACTGCATACCCAGCGATACCGACGATAATCATGAATGCGGTTATAAATTTAAGCATGATAATTTCTCCGCAACCGCAATAATCATTGTCACGAAAACCGCCAGCCATAAATAATTCATCATTTTATCTACCATTTTTACGCCCTCATCTTTCTAACTTCCGCCCGGAAATCATATCCGCTTTGTTTCATCTTCCTTTTCTGCGCATTCTCTTCCATCTTCCGCCGGATAGCCGCTTCCGCATCTTCTGGATCAAACAGATATGCTTTCCCCGACGTGATGAACGGGATCTCTCCTATCCTGCATAGCATCCGTATCGTTGTGACCGGATATCCGGTTGCCTTGCAGAAATCTTTTGTATTCGTAAGCATATTTATCGACTCTCATCTTAGGAAAACTGATTTCAGCATTTCTGTCGTCTTGGGATCGCTTAAAATTTTTTTGAGACTTTCCATATTATTTATGCGAACCCTTGGCTCTTCGTTGCTGCGGGTTTCCTTTTTCATAAGTTTTTTAAACTCTTCGACGGTGCATTCTATTTTCATTTCTTATTACCTCACTTCTTTTGCTTTACTATTCACACTCCCCTATAATTGGTATAGAGAGGAGGTGAAATATATTAATGGGTATTCATAAAGATTCAATGGAATTTCTGTCACAGATTTACGAAATCTGCATTAAACAAGGATCTTATCAAATAGAACGGTCTACTTACATGGATTTGTCTAAAGAAAATAGGCAGTATCTTGAACAATGCTTTAATTATCTGAAACAAAAGGGGTATATTCAGAACTATGCACCATGTGCCGGATTTCCTATTTCTGTGGAAATGACACCGGATGGTATTCAGGTTGTAGAAAAGATATGTCCTACCCCATCTACTGCTGCCGTCACTAACATCGTGTATGGAGACAACTACGGTATTACCGGAAATAACGCTGTTGGGAATACCATTTCCAATATGGCAACTTTTGATGATATTAGATCTCTTATCTCCTCTAAAGTTGATGAAGATGATCAGCAAAAGCTACTTGACGCATTGAAACCGTTATATGACAGGCTTGATATTGGTGCGCCTATTGAAAAGGGGATGCTTTCCACAATTTCAGAAAATCTGGAAAAATATCAAACGGTTTTAGGGGCTGTTCTTTCATCAGTTACAGCATTTCTTACCGCCCCCAAATAGGATTCAGCATCACATCCTAACCCCTCGCAAGCTCTTATTACCGCTACTGTGATAAGAGCTTGTTTTACTTCATTAAATGATTTGTTTGAATATGAAGCATCTTTGATTTCTAACCGGTCAATAACTCCGTTCATCTCTTGTATTTTTCTTGTTAATATCTCAATAACCTCATCTGTGCTTAAAACTTTCACCTTTTTCTCCGTCATTTCCCTCACCTCTCTTCCTTTAAAAATATATTTTGTGTCTTTTTAGGATACTCTTTCGCTAAAAAAAATAGCGTCTATCTCTTCCGGCTTTAATTTATACCTATCTTTTATGAAAAGTATTTCTGCCTGTCGAAAATCTGCCCCGCCGTTGATTTTTAGATTTAATCGAGATAGGCTTATCCCTAACGCATTCGCTAAATCTTTTTGACTATCTCCATATTTCATCATTTCTGCCCTCATCAATGGTTTATTCATTTTTTTCACCTCGCTTTCTTTCGGTGTCTTTTTAGGACACCTTGATTGTATATCCGTTTTTGTATCTTGTCAAGATACTTTTTCTTGTTTTCAAAAATTTTTATGGTATAATCAAGACACGAAAGGATGGTTACGCATATGGAATTTAAAGATATCCTTTATACTTTAAGAAAAAAGAATAAACTAACGCAGCAGGAAGTTGCAGAATATGTAGGGTTGCAAAAAGCAGCTATATACAAATATGAACACGGCTTGCTTGTTAATCCCAAACGATCATTGATTTCAAAATTGGCTAAGTTATTTCAAGTTACCCCATCGTATATGATGGGATTAACCGATGATGATAAGTCTGCTCATATGTCTCTTGGTTCCTCCCTTACTAAAAAGGACGAAAAAGATATTCAAAAAAGACTGTCCGATATTTTAAATGATATGGACAGTCAGGATNCGGGGAACCGATGGATCCGGAAACACGGGAGTACATGAAAGCATCCCTTGAAAATGCCCTCCGCTTTGCAAAATTAAAAGCAAAAGAAAAGTTTACACCAAAGAAACACCGTAAATAAAGGACCACATCATGGACATAAAGAAACTTGTAAACGGTATAGTGGATCGTCACAATACAAGAGATCCGTTCCGTATTGCTGTAGAAAATAACATCTACATTTTATACGAAGATCTCGGAAAGAATTTGGGATATTTCAGTAATCTGTTTCGTATCAAAACAATACGGATAAATGATCATGCCGATCCATTTCTCCAGCCGTTCATCTGTGCTCATGAACTCGGCCATGCACTGCTTCATCCACACGCCGGCACCCATGCTTTTAATAGAAATTCTTTTATTGCTAACTGCAAGATTGAAAAAGAAGCGAATCAGTTTGCCGTAGAATTGCTGTTCCCTGATGAATTGATAGCTTGTCATCCGGAAACAGATATTTATAGTCTGGCGCGTACATTCGGTATTCCATATCAATTGGTTTATCTTAAATCCATTTCTCACAGAGCACGTCATTTATAAAGGGGGATAAATTATGAAAAAAGTAGAATTGTTGATTGCACTATTGATTACTATCATGTCTTTATTTACATTTAATATTTCTTATGCATCGGCTCCAAATGTCGCGGTTTTAATGTCCGGTGCAAGACAATCTACAAAAGATAAAAATGAATTGAATGAACTAAAATCAAAGCAGCAGTTGATTGTGAATGCTATGCAAGGCTCCATGATACCGGAAGAAAAAACAGCGCAGATCTCTAATGATTATATTTTAGATAATAAGATTGATATTTCGTTCAGTACAACAGATTTAATTAATATCGGAAAACTCCTGAATGCCGACTACATCGTATATAGCCAATTTTATATTGATAAAATAAATGCCCCCGGATTATTTCATACAACAATGAAATTTAAAGGACAAACCGTATTAACAATTATAGATGTCCACTCCGGAGAATATAAATATAAAATTTCAGAAGATGTAAACAATGGAAAATTGGAAGATGTTTCGCGGTCTATGTTCACCGTGTATGACAAATCGATAGCAGATATTAAATTAAAGGGTTTAAAATTTTAAAATCGAACCATAACACCACTGGTAACACCGGAAAGAGGATGCGGTTGCGTGAAGCAGTATAAAAGAGGATCCTTGATTTACGATAAAATCCATGACAGTTATCGTGCTTTTATCATGATCAATGGAAAAAGATATTCTAAGCGTTTTAAGAAGAAAGACGATGCTATGGACTGGATGTCACGGCAGAAAATAGCAGAGCGTGACGGTAATTTTGTTGAGCCGTCAGATATGCTTGTCGGACAGTGGCTTTTGTATTTCCTCTCTACTTATAAAAAAGATACTGTCAGAGCCAGTACATACGAACGATATCTCTATCTTGCCGCAAAGATTGAGCCTATTTCAAAAATCCCTCTCCAGTCCTGTACTGTATCTCATGTACAAGAATTGTTAAATAGTTTAACTCCGGACTGTTCCCGCAAAGTTCATGTTCTTTTACATGCTGCATTTCAGCAGGCTGTTGATCTAAGTATCATTCAGAAGAATATCGTCCATCTTGCAAAAGCAAAAAAGATTGTCCGTGATGAACCCGGCATATTTAATAAAGATGAAATTAACAAAATCCTTTCTTACACAAAAGATAAAATCCCCGCTTTCTATCCTATTTTCCTTTTAGCGGCTCATACCGGCATGCGTAGGGGTGAAGTGTTGGGCTTGCGCTGGAAAGACGTAAATTTGAAGAATGGCACCGTTATTATCCGCCAACAATTACAGCGTGTCGGCAGTGAAATTACATTTCAGCCTCCGAAAACAAAATCGGGAAAAAGAAAAATCTCAATTCCCGCTACGGTCACCGCCGCACTGCGGGAATTGAGAAATAACGAAAAGACAATAGATATCAAGCAAGAGACGCTTGTTTTCAGAAATGCAAATAATAACCCTGTCCGTCCTGAAGCGTTGGAACGTGCATGGAAAAAAGCAATTACACAATGCGAACTGCCTCATAGAAATTTCCATTGCTTGCGGCATACCCACGCCACCCTATTATTAGCCGCCGGTATTCCGATTATAGAAGTGTCCCGCCGGTTAGGTCATGCAAGAGTAAGCCACACCTTAGATTTATATGGCCATGCTATCCCAAGTTATGATGAACGGATTATAGAAAAAATTAATCAGATTTATTGTTAAAAAGTGGAGCAGTTTGTGGAGCAATCTCACCCATATTTTGCTCCACTTTGCCATTTTTAGCCCTTTTTAGCCTCACAAATAAATCCGCCAGACATATTGATTTTATCGATTAAATCACGCTTTTTAAAAATAATTCTTCCCATATAAAACAGAACTCCGGAACCAGGTGCGAGGGTTCG